CAGCGCAACAGCGACGCGCTGTCCGCCGCGCCCCTGGCGCCCGACGCCATACCACGCATCCTCGACGCAGTCTTCCGCTTCGACGCACACGGGGAGCTGATCAACGACACGCACCTCTCCAACCTGTGCGCCATCGCCACGCGCAACCCGCGCACGTCCTTCGCCCTGTGGACCAAGCGCAACGACATCGTGTCCAAGCACTTCCGCAACAACCCCAAACCGGTCAACCTCATCCTGATCTACAGCAACCCCAAGATCAGCAACATCATGCGCAAGCCGCCGCGCTACTTCGACCGCACGTTCAACAACGTGCTGGAGCATGAGCACGTGGAGCAGCAGAATTGCACCGGACAGAAGTGCGCCGACTGCCTGCTGTGCTACACCCCCGGTAATGGGGTGACGACCATCGTCGAGAAGGTCAAGAAATACTGAGGGAACAGTCATCCCCTACGGCAACTAGGACACGGCGTCCTAGTTGTCTTTTTACTATCAACAATCCCGCAGTGTGTTACACTGCAGCCGCGCCTCGGGTTTCAGGGGCATTTTCAGGAGAAAGCAAATGGCTCACATGATCGACACCACCTCCCGCGCTACCGCTTCCTACGCCTCCACCCAGCGTGAGTGGCACGGCCTGGGGCAGCTCATGCCCGCAGGCGCGGACATCGAGACCTGGGCGCAAGCCGCAGGCATGGACTACAAGGTCCAGCGTGCGGTCATCCGCTACGCAACCGAGCGCCTGTCCAACTACGCGCCCGTGAACAACCTCAAGACCATCGACGACAAGGTGGTCCTCTTCCGCTCGGACACCCACGCTCCCCTGGGCGTGGTCTCGGACGGCTACAAGGTCGTGCAGCCCCGTGAGGTGCTGGACTTCTTCCGTAGCTGGGCCGAGGCAGGCGGGCTGACCATCGAGAGCGCCGGGGTTCTCTTCGGTGGCAAGCGCTACTTCGCCACGGCCAAGCTGGCCGAGGGCGTGTGCGTGGACGGCTCCAGGGACAAGCTCGTGCCCTACGCCCTGCTCAGCACCTCCGCTGATGGCTCCCTGGCCACCGAGGGGCGCTGGACGACAGTGCGCGTGGTGTGCAACAACACCTTGGGCATGGCACGCAAGGGCGCGACTGCCTTCCGCGTGACGCACCGCTCGGAGTGGAAGCCCGAGAAGTTCCAGGCCGTCATCGAGACGGCCCAGGCCGAGTTCGGCTCCTTCATGGAGACGTCGCGCAAGCTCGCCGCCATCCGGGTCGAGTCCAGGCTGGCCGAGGAGATGACCGTGGCGCTGTTCCGCAAGGAGGCGTCCGATGACGACAAGGTGCGGGAGTCCCGTGGCTTCGCCTCTGTCATGTCCCTGTTCGCAGGGGCAGGCAAGGGCGCCATGTTGGAGACGTCGCGCGGCACAGCCTGGGGGTGGCTTAACGCAGTGACGGAGCACGTGGACCATCACGTGCGTGCCCGCAACGACGAGAACCGCACCGCCTCGGCCCTCTGGGGCCCGGGTGACGCCCTCAAGCAGCAGGCTGTGGAGATCGCTCTCGCTGCTGCATAAGCGCAGTTGTCAACCCCTTGACAACATGAAACGGGAGGCCCACAATCGGGCCTCCCTCAACTACCTTGGAGTCTTACATGACCTTCCAGATCGAGTCCGATATCCCCATGCCCAAGCGTGCCTCTGTCGGTCGGCGCGGCACTGAATTCCCCTTCGCTGACATGGAAGTCGGCGATAGCTTCCTGATGCCCTGCGACGTCAGCGAAGAGAAGAACATCGTCAACTGGCGTCGCAAGCTGGCTGCGGCCCGCAAGCGCTTCGAGGCCAAGAGCGACTACGACATCGACCTGCGCACCGCCGTCGTCGCCGACGACAAGGGCACCGGTGTCCGCGTCTGGCGCACCGCCTGACAACCGACCGACAACCACCACTCAACGCTCTGCAAATGCAGGGCGTTTTTCATGGCCAAACGCTTAACACCCCGCAGGGGCAGGGCGTTTTTCATGGCCGAACGCTTAACACCAAAGGAGCTACAAGTGCTTATCAAAAACATGACCTTCGACAAGGCGCTCAATCTATTGCGCGTGCTCAACGCCAAGTTCATCGTCGTCGATGCCGACGGCAAGACGCACACGCACGGCGACCTGCGCCTCGCAGAGCCGCCCTCGGAGCGCAAGCGCAAGCAGATCGTCCCGATGGGGACGTACCACAGCATCTACCACCCTCTGGTCAAGGACATCAAGGCTGGAGAGGGCGTCAGCATCACCCTGCCGGAAGGCATGGACCCCGAGGGGTTCCGCTCGTCGATGGGCGCATGGTGCAGCAAAAACTGGGGGCCGGGTTCCTACCTCACCCAGATCGAAGGCCGCATCGTTGAAGTACTGCGCGTGGAGTGAAGATGACAACACACGACCCCGTCAACCACCCCAAGCACTACACCGCACACCCGAGCGGTGTGGAGTGCATCCAGATCACCGAGCACATGAGCTTCTGTCTCGGTAACGCGGTGAAGTACGTCTGGCGTGCGGACCTCAAGAACGACGCCATCGAGGATCTCAAGAAGGCGCGGTGGTACATCGAGCGCGAGATCAAGCGGCGTGAGAAGCTGACCGCAGCCCAATACCAGCCCCCGAACGCGCCAGACGTCAAGCAGTACATGAGGCAGCAGCAAGAATTCTTTGACAAAGCGAGGCGCGAATTGCGCGGGGACAAGGAATGAAGACCAAGATGCTCAAGAAGGCCCGCGCCCTGTGGAACACGGGCGACAGGCGCCTGGACAGGTACAACCAACGGGCCTGGGTGCAGGCCATCCGCAGGCTGGGCGATAAGTGGCTGCTTGCCACGCATGTGCAACGGAAGGAGTTGACATGAACGAAGACGTTTGCAAGCCGTCCGAGAAGGGCACGCACGATTGGCGGGCGTACATGTCTGGTGGATACAAGTGCGTCTACTGCGGGCAGGAGTGGCTCCCCGTTGAGCCCTGCGTCGATCCTGATGAGATCGAAGCGCACAAGTACATCGAACCCGAGCCCGAGCCGCTGTGGCCGAAGGTCGTTGGCGTGGTCATTGCGATCATCCTGATCGGGATGGTGTTCGGACCTATGGGGGTGATCAAGTGAGCGCCATCACCGTACCCCGCGCAGTGCTGGAGCAGGCGCTGGAGGCGTTGGGGTTTAGCTGCCCTGCACCGGATCTGATGGACAAACACAAAGCGGCTGAAGACTCCCTCCGCACCGCGCTGGCGCAGCAGGAGCAGGCAACTGGTAAGGATTCCTTACAAGTTGAGTTCAAAGGAGGGGGGCAGATTGCCACCCCCCTTCAACTGACTACCGATGATCTGGCGTGGCTTGAAACCCGCCGTCTTGTGCGGATTTGGAAGGAGCTTGGGCAGATACGGTGGACCGGCGCTGATCAAGGCTGGGACAGGGCAATTGAGGCTGTGCGTGCGCGGCTGGACAAGGAGTGCCAAGACGTCTTGGCATGGAAAGAGAAGGTGGAAGCCAGCGGACAAACCGCTGCGCAACTGTTGCAAAAACTGCAAGGGATGAAAGATGACTGACCTGAGAGAAACCGCACAGCAGTTTGTGAGCGACTACGAGAACGGCGATCTGGGAGACCTGAAGCACTACGCCCGCGCCCTCCGCGCCGCGCTGGCGCAGGAGGAGCAGGAGCCGGGGGCGTGGCGAGACCCCGCGACGGATGACATCGTGAGCGTTGCACGCAGGGCCGCGTGGGAGACCGATTACGGTCTCGGTGGCAAAGGCCGCGCGGCAACGTACACCGAGCCGCTATATGCACGCCCACCCCGCCGCGAGACGGAGCAGGAACCGGTGGCGTGGACAGACCGAGAGCTTGAACTGATCGACGGGATGATTGAGGTTCAACTGCGCCACGCCTCGCAGTGCGACGGCATTGCAAACCGCACGATGGCTGAGAAACAGAAGGGCTGGGACATGGAGCGGGTGGCCCTGCTGCAAAAGATCAAGAGCAACCCACCCCGCCGCGAGTGGCGAGGATTGAAGGAATGGGAGATCAATGACGGTCGAGATCAACTGCCTACAGAAGACCTGTGCAACTGGTCATTCAGACAAGGCGTCTACTTCGCCGAGGCCAAGCTGAAGGAGAAGAACGCATGAACCGTGACGTCTGTGAACACTCTGTGCCGACTCATCTGTACTGCGAGAAATGTGCGTTTTTGATGGAGTTCAGGCAACTGCAACAAACGCATCGTCGTGAGTGGCAGGGGCTGACGGAGGAGGAGATCAACGAGTTGTCGCACACGATGGTCAAAGGGCACAAGTCAGTGAACTGGCTTGCCCGCGCCATCGAGGCCAAGCTGAAGGAGCGAAACAATGGCTGACCAACCCGAAGCCCTGCGGCTGGCCGCGTTCTGTGACGGCAACGTGTTGTACCACCCCGCCGCCATCGCCAAAGCGGAAGGAGAGAAGACATGAGCACGCACACACCGGGACCGTGGGCGGCAAACAAGCCAACTCAATCCAACGGGCGGGCCGAAGTTTACGCCGGACCGATGCTGGTCGCTCAGGCGTTTAACTGGATGCTTGATGCCGAGGGCGATGAGCAATGCTGGGCAGACGCCCGCTTGATCGCGTGTGCGCCGGAACTGCTGGAGTTGTTGAAACTGGTCTTACCACTTATTTGGTTTGGCAAAGAGCATGACGCTATCGTCGCCGCCATCGCCAAAGTGGAGGGAGCATGAAACTCCGCGCCTTTCTGCGAGGTTTCGCCAACGGACTAGCACTGCTGCCGCTGTGGCGGTGGATTAGGAGCAGGAAATGACCACATGGTACAAAGGCCCGCCGCCCAGCATCGGCTGGTGGCCAGCGAGCCGCCGCCGTAACCCAGACCTCCTGCGTTGGTGGAATGGTAGGAAATGGAGCCAACCGGTACACATCAGGATGACAGCCGAGGAAGCGGCAGAATCTGCATATGTCGAAACTTTTTTGGACGACATCGAATGGACCGACCGGCCCGCATCGTGGCCGGAGAGGAGCAGGACATGACTGAACAGGACTACCTGCACCAACAGATTGACCGTATTCGATTGGAGTACGAAAAGGCTATCAAGCCTTATGTAGATCGTCTGGTCTACCTCAAAAGAATTGAGTCGCCACCCTCCATAATTGTGACTCAAGAGCAATACGCGGCAATGATTCAGGAGAGCAGCAGGACATGACCCGAGAAGACATCCTTAAGCTGGCGCGGATGGTTGGATTGCATAGTGCAGTTTTGCTGCACATATACGACGGCAGAGAGGGGGCGCTGACGGACCAAGAACTGGCCAATTTGCAGAGGCTTGAGCGCTTCTTCCGGCTAGCCTACGAGTCCGGTGCCGCAGCCCAACGCGAAAAGGTTGCCGCATGGATGCGCAACTGCGGCTACGCCACCGGGCACGGCGACACGATAGAGGATCTGCTGGACCACCTTGGCACGCAGATTGCCGAGGGGCTGTTGATGGAGCGTGAGGCGTGTGCGAAGGTGTGTGATGCCGCAGCAAAGAAGATGGACGACGAAGGCGAGGGTCCAACTGGATACATCTCGTGGGTGTACGACTGCGCCACCGCCATCCGCGCAAGGGGGAACAAATGACCACGGACCTCAGAAAAGAACTCCGCCAACTGGTGATGGAGAGCTACGACAAAGGCGTCGCTGATGCCATGAGAGCCGCCACCGCAGCGGCGCAGGCGGCAATAGAAGCAGAGCGCGCTGCCTGCGCCGACATCTGCGACCAGCACGCAAGCATCGAGGGCATCGCGCAGCGGTGTGCGGCGGAGATCAGGGCGAGGGGGAACAAATGACTGACAGAGAAATGCTGGAACTCGCTGCGAAGGCGGCGGGGATTGAACTGAAGTGGCACCACTCGCACAAGGACGCCTACGCTCGCCGCAATGGGGAGTATTGGGCAGTTTGGAATCCGTTGAGGGACGACGGCGATGCGCTGCGGTTGGCGGTAGTGCTGCAAATGGAGTTGAAGGTATACGAGGTATCGGCCCACGCAGCCTCCGCAATAGGTGGGTGTTCTGTCTGTACCAGCGAAAAGGGCGATCCCTACGCCGCCACACGTCGCGCCATCGTCAGGGCTGCGGCTGAGATTGGAAGGAACATGGTATGAACGGACCATTCGCCATCAAGATAAAGATCGACAACTGCTTCCGGCTCGCCAAGGAGTGCGGGTTCGAGCTGCGAGAGGCTGGCAACCACTTCGTCGCCGGGGAGATCTATCTGTACGCTGCACCTGACAACACGGTGTTTGCGAAGGACGTGTGCCTTGAACGCTTCCCGTCTTGGGAGATCGCAGAGGCTTTCTTCGCGGGCTACCTAAAGTCGGATTTGGCGCACCGGGTCGGAAGGAACATGCCATGAACTACCTACCCAATGATGTGGCCCGCTGCGCCGGGGCACACAAGACTGAGTGCGAAGACTGTCTGAGAAACATCAAGGTCAGCCCGCTGCACCCCGACGCATTCCGCTCTGTTTGGATTGGCCCGTGGGTGATGGATACGCCTTGTATTTCCAAGTTGACCAAGGAAAAGCAGTGAAGCTGACGCCTTGGTTTTCGATGGATGTTGCCCCCATTTACCCTGGTGTTTACATGGTCGATCAAAGCTGGCCCGATCAAGAAACAGAGGCTGTCTACGCCTACTGGGATTGCGTCAATTGGTATCCACAAGGATCAACACCCAAGGATGCGATGTACACAATGTGTTATGGCCCAACAAAAGGCAGGCCGTTTAAGCAATGGCGCGGACTTGCGGAGGAGCCAAAATGAACGAACCCATGCACCCCTCGGGCCTGACGCTTGCTCGCTGGCTGTGGCCTTTCAAGACGGACGAGGAGCGCGTCCTCGTCGCCCGGTGGTTCGCCAAGCAGGCCCGCGCCGAGCGGGGCCAGGGTGAGGAGGCGCTCTTCTGATGGCCCTGAACACGCACCTCAGTAACACCACTGCCTACGCGGCGGTGGTCGAGGCCCTGGTCCGCACGGGCGGCACAACGCAAGAGTTCTCCGATGCTTCTGGGCTGGCGACCAACACCACGCGCAAGTTCATCCGCGCCCTGCGCAACAGGCAGCTGGTCCGCGTAGCGCTGTGGCGCCAGGACACCATGGGCCGCTACACAATCGCTGTCTGGGGGTGGGGCAGTCCTCTCTACGACGCCAAGCGCCCACCGAGGATGACTTCGACCCAACGATCTGCACGACGGAGGATGAAGAACCGTGAGATGTCCGCATTGCAACAAGGACGGGAAGTCCACCGTGCTGGAGAGCCGCCCACTGGACGGGCAGGTCTGGCGCAGGCGCATGTGCCCTAAATGCCTCAAGACCTTTGTCTCCTGCGAGACAGCGGAACCCGGCATGACCATGCCGACACTGACGCAGTCAAGACACCGATTGAAAGATCGCAAGATCAAACCGGAACAATATAACCTCAGATGGGGAAGTTTTTGATGAGCGGTGGCAGTTGCTACATGAGCGTTTTATCCTCGCAGATGTGACGCGCTTATGTACCGTTCACGCAGCCGCTCATCCTAATATGCGTGAACGGACCTCCGTAGACTAGAACCCGCGGGAGGCTAGTAATCTGCGTCTCCTCCCGCACCTAACATCAACAAACCAATGGCAAAAACACCTGAGAAAAAGGTCAAGGACATGTGCATCGAGATCCTCAAGGACTTCCGTGCATACTACTTCTTCCCTGTCATGGGCGGTTACGGTCGCTCAGGGATTCCCGACATCATCGTCTGCTACAGGGGGCAATTCATAGCCGTCGAGTGCAAAGCAGGCTTCAACAAAACCACCCCATTGCAGGACAAGGAGCTTGCTGCAATTTCCACCGCTGGTGGCATCACCCTCGTTATTCGCGAGGATACAATCGAACTGCTCCAACAGGAGCTAAGGAGAATCAAGCATGCATAAACAGATCGATATCGAAGCCGCGCTTTTGAAGATGCGCGAACTACTGGAGATGGTCAACAGGGGCGACACTGAGCGGCGCGACGCCATGCTCAGCGCGTTGCAGGCCATTCTTCAGGCAATGATCAATATCGACGACGGGGCTGCCGTCGTCGTGTTGGCTACCGACTTCAAGGGCTCTATGGGGGTGTACACCCTCAACGCAGGTGAGGACACCGTCATCGGGCTCGCACGGACGCTGCTGGGGCGGTTGGACGACACTCGCCTGGACGACATCCCTGTGGAGCACATGGGAGCCGTGCAATGAAGCAGCCATTCGACAAGATCGTCGCGCTCGACTTCGAGACCTCCTGGGGCAGGCAAGTGAAGCTCGGGTTCTCCTGCCAGACCAACGAGGAATACATCCGCGACCCGCGCTTCAAGGCGTGGGGGCTGTCGTGGAAGACCGTGGGCACCGACGAGCGCCCCGTGTGGGTGCGGCATGACCGCATCAAGCGCTGGGCTGCGGGGATCGACTGGGCACGCACCGCCATCGTCTGCCAGAACACCCAGTTCGACGGCACCATCCTGTCATGGCTGTACGGTGTGCAGCCGTGCTTCATGTTCGACACCCTGTCCATGGGCCGCGCCCTGTACGGCGTCGAGGTGGGCAACAGTCTCAAGGCCCTGGCGGAACGGTTCGAGCTACCGCCCAAGGGCGACGGGCTCAGCCCGTCGGAGAACATCCTCGATGAACTGCCCTTCCACGTGGAGCAGACGCTGGCGGACTACTGTAAGCACGACACGTGGCTGTGCGAGCAGATCTTCCTGCGCATGCTGCCGCAGTTCCCCGCCAAGGAGCTACGCCTCATCGACATGACGCTGCGCATGTACACGCGCCCCCTGCTGCGCCTGGACCGTGCGATGTTGGGGGAGGCCATCGAGGACGAGCGCGAGACCCGGGAAGGACTGCTGCACCGCCTGGGCGTGGCCGAGACGGCCCTCGCGTCGAACGACCAGTTCGCCGATGTGTTGAAGGCACTGGGCGTCGAGCCCCCGACGAAGACGAGCAAGACCACCGGGGAGAAGACGTTCGCGTTTGCCAAGAACGACGCGCTGTTCCAGGCGCTGGTGAACTCCGACAACGAGGAGGTCGCCCTGCTGTGCGAGGCGCGGCTGAAGGTCAAGTCCACCACCGAGCGCACGCGTGCGCAGCGGTTCCTCGACATCTCCTCGCGGGGCAACCTGCCGGTGCCCCTGAGCTACTACGGCGCAGCCACGGGGCGCTGGACGGCCAGCAAGGGCAGCGCGATCAACATGCAGAACCTCAAGCGCGGGAGCTTCCTGCGCAAGGCCATCATGGCCCCCGAGGGCCACGTGCTGGTGGTCGGAGACTTGTCGCAGATCGAGCCGCGTGTGCTGGCGTGGCTGTCGGACTACGACGACCTGCTCAACATCTTCCGCGCTGGCGGCGACCCCTACGCGCAGTTCGGGGCGCCCATGTTCGGCATCCCGGGCATGACCAAGGACAGCCATCCGACGCAGCGCCAGAGCGCCAAGTCGGCCCTGCTGGGGGCAGGCTACCAGCTAGGCTGGGCGAGCTTCGCGGCGCAGTTGCTGACGGGCTTCCTGGGCGCTCCGCCCAAGCGCTACACCCGGGACGAGGCCAAGCAGTTGGGCGTGTCCGGTGCCGACGTGCAGAAGTTCCTGGGCTGGGAGGAGAACCTCAAGACCATGGCGGGCATCCCGCACACGTGCTCCGAGCTTGAGCTTGCGATCCACTGCCTCGCGGCCAAGGCCATCATCGACAAGTACCGCGCGACGGCGGTGCCGGTGGTGGCGTTCTGGAACCTGCTCGGGGAACTGATCGAGCACGCGCTCTACAAGGGCAACGAGTACCAGCACAAGTGCCTGACCTTCCGCAAGGAAGAGATCGTGTTGCCGAGCGGCATGAGTTTGAGGTATCCTGACCTCAAGCCAGAGGACGGACCGAAGGGTCGCGTTCAGTGGACCTATGCCGACGGGCGCAACGGCAAACGCTCCAAGCTCTACCCCGGCAAGATCTGCAACAACGTGACTCAAGGCACGGCACGCTGCGTGATGACGGACGGCATGCTCCGCGTCGCGAAGCGCTACCCTGTGGTGGGCACGGTACACGACGAACAACTCGCCGTGGCACCTGCAGCAGAGAAAGACGAGGCCAAAACGTGGGTTTTGGCCCAGATGATCACGACCCCGTCATACCTGCCAGGGATACCACTCAACGCAGACGTTGGAGCGAATGAAAGATATGGACTTGCAAAAGGATGACATAATTGACTACGCTATGCCCTTGCTCAATATCGAGAGCATGGCGAGAGAGATCCACGACTTGTGCCTTGAGCACAAGTATGGAGAAGCCCAGGAGGTCGCACGCCGCCTGAACGCAGAAACGCGTGTGCTCGTGCATACGCTACACATCATGGAAGAAAAGGAGCAGCATGCATATCCCAAAATCGTTCAAGCTCAGCAACATCCCGTATCAGGTCAAGCTGACTGAGCACATCCGAGGCCCGCGTGGCGTGATCGGTCGCGTTGACTACGTGGCCCGCAACATCAAGATCGCTACCGTCAACTACTGGACCGGCAAGCCATTGCCGACGGAGGAGATGAGCGATACGTTCTGGCATGAGGTCACGCACGCCATCTTGAACGACATGAACAGCCCGCTGTGCAGCGACGAGATTTTCGTCACTGCGTTCGCAAATCGACTCAACGAGGTGGTTCTAACCGCCAAGCTCTAATGGACATCAAGCCCATCACGTGGTCACACTCTGCGCTCAAGAAATACGAGCAGTGCCCGCGCCAGTATCACGAAGCAATCGTGCTGAAGAAGTATCCGTTCAAGGATACGGCCCAGACGATCTACGGCAAAGACCTACACAAAGCGGTGGAGCTTTACGGCAGGGACAACACCCCCATGCCGCCACAGTTCGCGTTCGTCCAGCCGGTGGTGGACGCGCTGCTCGCCAAGCCTGGGCGCAAATTGTTCGAGCACGAGATGGGCATCACGCCTGACCTGCGGCCCTGCGCCTTCGACTCCAAGGAGCGCTGGGTGCGGGGCATCGCAGACCTGCTGATCATCGACGACGACAACCTCACGGCCCGGGTCGTGGACTGGAAGTCGGGGAGCCACAAGTACCCTGACTACGATCAACTCCGGCTGATGTCGCTGATGGTCTTCGTGCATTTCCCGCACATCAGGCGTGTGAATTCCGCGCTCATGTTCGTCGTCAAGAACCACATGGCCAAGCACCGCATGGACCGCGACGAAGCAGATGCAGCGTGGCAGGACTACCGCGAGCGCGTGGCCAAGCTGGAGGGCAGTTTCGCGCACAGTGTTTGGAACCCAAAGCAGTCGCCGCTGTGCGGCTGGTGTCCGGTTCGAGAGTGTTCGTTTCATCCCAACTGAGGTACATCATGGCACGAGACTACAAACGCGAGTACGAACTGTTCCAAGGCAAGCCCGAGCAGATCAAGAAACGGGCCGAACGTGTCAAGGCCCGCAGACTGATGGAGAAGGTAGGCGCGGCGAAGAAAGGTGACGGCAAGGATGTGGACCACATCCGCCCCCTGAAGAGCGGCGGAACGTCTGCGCGAAGCAACCTGCGCATGCGCAGCAGGAGCGCCAATAGAAGCGACAAGAGTTGAACAACAACGGAGCAAGCATGGAAATAGTAGAAAACAAACTGCTGGTATTCAAAACCAGACACCCGCATCGCTACAGCCTGATCCCCAAGAGCAAGGCCATCCCGAGAACTACCGGCGGCTACGACGTCGCCGTGTACTGGGGCCTGGACGAAGTCCGGGTGCTGCGGAACCTGGGCGTCAAGGACGTCCCCTCGCCCATCTACGGGCGCTACGACTGGCCGGGGCGCTACACGCCCATGGCCCACCAGAAGGAGACCGCGTCCTTCCTCACGCTCAACAGGCGTGCCTTTGTGCTGAACGATCCCGGCACCGGCAAGACCATGGCCGCGCTGTGGGCTGCGGACTACCTGATGAAGCGCGGAGAGGTTCGGCGCTGCCTGATCCTGTGCCCGCTGTCGATCATGCACACGGCCTGGATGCAGGATATTGGCAACTCGATCATCCACAGGAGCGCGGTGGTCTGCCACCACTCGCAGGCGGCACGCCGCATCGAGCTGGTCCAGCAAGACTTCGAGTTCGTCATCTCGAACTACGAGGGGGTCGAGATCATCGCTGACGAGATCCGCAACGACGGCAGGTTCGACCTGATCATCGTTGACGAAGCGAACGCGTACAAGAACCCGCAGACCGCACGGTGGAAGAAGCTGGCCGCGATCATCCGGCCAGAGACGCACCTGTGGATGATGACGGGCACGCCCGCTGCGCAGTCTCCCCTGGACGCGTACGGTCTGGCCAAGCTCGTGAACCCGAAGAACGTGCCCGCGTTCTACACCGCATGGCGCGACATGGTCATGCAGAAGGTCACGATGTTCAAGTGGGCGCCCAAGCGCGACGCAGCGGACAAAGTCTTCAGCGCCCTGCAGCCCGCGATCCGCTACACCAAGGCCCAGTGCATGGACCTCCCGCCCGTTGTCACGGCCACACGCGAGGTGCCGCTGACACCGCAGCAGGCCAAGTACTACAACGCGCTCAAGACCGCGATGGTGGCGCAGGCCGCAGGCGAGACGATCACCGCAGTCAACGCCGCCGCTGCGCTCAACAAGCTGCTCCAGATCAGTTGCGGCGTGGCCTACACCGACAACCACGAGACGGTCGAGTTCGACGCCACGCCCCGGCTGAACGTGCTGCTGGAGGCCCTGGAGCAGACGGAGCGCAAAGTCATCGTGTTCGCGCTGTTCCGCGCAGCCATCTCTACTGTCAACAACTTCCTCAACAAGCGCGGCTACGCATGCGAGGAGATCCACGGCGGGGTCACGGCTGGCCAGCGGGCGGACATCATCAAGCGCTTCCAGACCATGCCAGAACCGCGCGTGCTGGTCATGCAGCCCCAGGCCGCAGCGCACGGGATCACGCTGACAGCGGCGGACACGGTGGTCTTCTACGGCCCCCTGATGAGCGTGGAGCAGTACACCCAGGCCATCGCCCGGGCCGACCGCAAGGGGCAGGACTCGGACAAGGTGACCGTCATCCACATCCAGGGCTCGCCCGTGGAGCGCAAGATGTTCGCAGCCCTGGCGGGCAAGGTCGATGACGCCCGCCTGCTCGTGGACCTGTTCAACGAAGAACTTAAAGAAAGGGGGTTGCCAGACGCCAAAGGCCGTGTGTAAAATCTTTGACAAGCGGGCTAAGTGACCCGTGACACGAAAGGAGTAAGCATGGATCAGAACGAAGAAGCGGACGCCGTGCCGCTGGACAAGCTGGTTCGCATCTACATGAAGATGCGTGCGAAGCTGTCGGAACTCGACGCAGAAGTCGAGGCCATCAAAGAGCAACAGCAGGTGATCAAGAACGAGATCAAGGACCGCATGCGTAGCGTCGGCGCCAAGTCGATGAAGACTGCACACGGTACGGTCTCGCTCACCGAGAAGACGCGCTACTACACCCAAGACTGGGACTCGTTCAAGCGCTTCGTCATCGAGAACGATGCTGTTGACCTGTTGGAGAAGCGCATCGCGCAGACCAACATGAAGTTGTTCTTGCAAGAGAACCCTGCAATGGTTCCCCCGGGATTGAACTCGGACACGGAACTCGACGTTTCCATCCGCAAAGCTGCGGCGTAAGGAGCTATTCACGTGAGCAATGTTGCACTTTTCTCCCCCTCCAACGTCCCTGCATTCGCCAAGAAGCAGGAACTGTCGGCACTGGCCAAGTCGCTTGCGGGCGGCGGCGCTGGTGGCGGCAAGCGCGTGTCCATCAAGGGCGGCGTGTTCCGTCTGCTGGTGGACGGCAAGGAGATCGCGGCCATCGAGGAGCGCTACCTCGACGTCGTGCTGGTGAACGCCGCACCCAAGATCGGGCGCACGTTCTACATGAAGCAGTACGACGGCGACACGCCGAGCGCCCCGGACTGCTGGAGCGCCGACGGCGAGAAGCCCGATGCGACCGCAGCGAACCCGCAGGCGTCGAACTGCGCAAGCTGCCCGCAGAACGCCAAGGGCTCGGGGCAAGGCGACAGCCGCGCCTGCCGGTTCAGCCAGCGTCTGGCGGTGGTGCTGGCCAACGACATCGAGGGCGATGTGCTGATGCTGCAGGCCCCTGCGGCGTCGATCTTCGGCAAGGCCGAGGGCGAGAACATGCCGCTCCAGGCATACGCCCGGTTCCTGGCCGCGCAGAGCGTGTCCCCCGAGACGGTGGTCACGCGGATGAAGTTCGACACCAAGGCCGAGTCGCCCAAGCTGTTCTTCAAGGCCATGCGCTGGCTCACCGAGGAGGAGTACGCCATCGCTGTGGAGAAGGGCCAGAGCCCCGAGGCCAAGCAGGCGATCACGATGACCGTGGCGCAGATGGACAAGGTGCCCGCGCCGATGGCGCTGGAGGGCGCGCCGCCCAAGGCGGCGATGAAGCCCGCACCGACCCCTGCACCGGCACCTGAGCCCGCGCCTGCTCCCGCTGCTGTCGATGATGACGAGGCACCGCCGCCTGCTCCGCGCCGTGGCCGTCCGCCCAAGGCGGTTGCGGAAGCCCGCAAGGCCGCAGAAGCCGCCGCAGAGGAGCCGCCCGAGCCGGTCGTCCAGCGCACGCCTGTCCCGCCCCGCCCCGCGATGCCGACGCAGCTTGCCAAGCTCGCGGAAGATTGGGATGATGAGTGAGTAACTGGGGGCGGCAATGCCGCCCCCTTCGCAATATGCCGTACTCAATCGACACCATCCACCGCATCAGGAAAGGACCGCGCAACCTGGGCAACACGCTCGGGCGCATCGCGGTCGATCTTGATTTCTCCGTTCAGCGTATCGCGAAGGCCACCAACGCTACGCGTCAGACCGTCTACAACTGGATGTCTGGTGGCGAAGTGATGGGCGCCTACCGCCCGGTCGTTGAGCGCTTGATCAATATACTGCAGCAAGCACAGACTGCAGACAAAGCATGGGAAGCAGCATGTCAGGAATTCAACCTTCGAGCTTGACACCTAGCGAGTTGGTGCGTTACGCGGAATTGGCCAACGTCAACGGCCTGCCAAAGCATTGGTGCCAGGAACTCATTGCCGTGCTCG